GAGAAAACGTAATAGTTTTCGGAGGCTGAGTAAATGGTTTAGGAAATACAACTTGTGTTGTGGCTTCCTTAAACTCTCCCCCTTGTTCAATCCAACCGTCTTGATAGACTCGATACCAGTTACCGTCCTCGTCAACCCACTTGTCAATTACCCCCCCCCATAGAGGCAATTTTCTGCTTCAAACCATTCAATACCTTTTTGACCGTTTCGTTTGCTGTTGCCATTCTTATCTCCAGTACCCATAGGCATGCCAAACAACGACTGCCGATTTGGTCGAATACAAAACGAATGAAGTCGTCGTCGCGTATGCGTATGAAACTTGCGGGATTCCAGAAGTACCTTCCCATAAAGGCGTAATCGTGACAATCGGCCAATCACCGGCCTTCAAGTTTGTCGGCAAGGAAATCGTCATCGAAGTAGCGCCATTTAGAGCGACCGTTCCACCCATCCAGACCATGCCGGACTGCAGTTTCTTGTACCACGCAGACACGCTTTCATTGGCGTAGCCTCCGCCCTCGGCAATTGCGTCAACCGTCCCGCCATTAACTACCATCCAGTTAATTCCGTCGCTTATCAAAGTCATTGATGAGCCATTACGCAGATCCTGATAAGCTGTAGAAGCACTCCACAAATTCCCATAAAACTGTTCATTACTGTTGGGTCTTACCGTAACAACACTGCCCGGAAACCCAATATTGAGAACTGTGACTTGCTTGCCGACGCAATCCGCCGGAGCAGGCAAAGTAAGCTCAATCGACAAAGCTATGTTGTTCGGTGTCGTATACAGCAAAACGCGATTGAAGTCGTTTATTGTCAATACCTTCGACTCGGTTATCGGCACGACCGGCGGCGACGTTAGAAAACGCAGCGTCTTCAAAACGTCTTGACTAGGCGTGACTGCCGCCAGCTGTTTGGCGACTTCCTGCGCTACTAGTGTTTTCAGATCGTCACTCAATTCCATTCTCCTGTGCAAACTCGATAAAAGCTTGCAAGATCGACTGAGCATCATCAGATGTCGTCGAGCTTGCGGCCTTTTCTGACTTACCCAGATACGTTGTCTGTGCATCCGCCTTTGTCAGATACGGAGTTAAATCCGGCGCAGGCACCTCAGCCGCAGAGATGGCTCCGATGTTCTGTCGTGCCTGGGTTTGTTGCTCACTGGTCAGCGTTTGCGGCGTGTACCAAACCGAGCTTGCATTTGCGCTTGCTGCGTCTTCCGCCTTCTTTTGAGCCGCTTCGGCAGCGGTTTTTGCTGTCTGAGCAGCAGTTGCAGAATCCGCCGCAGCGGATGCTGAAGTGGCTGCTTCATTAGCCTTTGTCGTGGCAATTCCTGCTTGTGTCGAAGCGGTTGAGGCAGAAGAAGCGGCATTTGTCGCAGAAGTGCCGGCAGAAGAAGCGGAACTGGCTGCAGCTGTTGCACTTGACGCAGACTGTCCCGCATAGACCTTTGACGAGTAGTCTTCGCCGTTCACCATCTCATCCTCTTTCACTGCCCATTGCTGGGCAAGATCGGAGTTCGTCTGTGATGTAAAGGCTGACGATGATGCGTTCTGAGCTTGTGTTCTTGCCTCGGTTGCTGATGCAGCTGCTTGCCCTACTAGACCTTGCATGGTCGCAATGTCTGCGTCCGCATCAATCTGCGCCTGTTGAGCTGTCTGCAAAGCGTTCTGTGCCGTCTGATTTGCCGCATTGGCAGTGCTCACTGCCTGACCTGCCTGTGTCTGTGCTTCCGTAGCTTTCTGGTCTGAAGCTGTAGCCTTTTCAGAAGCGGCATTTGCCGTTGTGACAGCACTTTGCGCTGATTCGCTCGCAGCATTTGCCGTTGCAACGGCTTGATTTGCCTGCGTAACAGCGTTTGCGGCATTGGTGTGTGCCAACTGGATCTGTGCGCTCCAACCTTCCACCGTGGCTGTGAGAGTGACCACTGCAGCGTTAGCTGCGTTAGCCACTTCCAATGCTCTGGTTGCGTTCGCACTTGCCGTCTCGGCAGTACTCACGGCTTGTCCAGCTTTTCTCAACGCTTCTTCAGCGTCTAAGGTCGAAGAATTGGCAAAAGCCCCAATCTGATTGATGGCATCTTGCGTCTGCTGGAGAAAGCTGGCACCGCTGATCTCGCCGGTTGTCTTGAAGACGTATCGAAAGTCAAAATTCTCTGCCATACCACTACTCCGGCAGTTTCACAAAAAAGGCCATCTTGAAAAAGAGGGGCTTAGGCAAAGTCACCGTGTGCGTATGTGAGTTCGCCGTAAGAGAATGGGTGTGTCCCTTACCGCCACCGATTTGACTTAAGTTCATCGTGTGAGTATACGAACCGTTTGAAGATGTTTCGCCTTCCCAAGATCGTGAGGCATCAAAAAAAGTTTTGGGACGACTATCCGATTCATTACAAGCAGGGCCAACACTTCCATTGATATAGAAAGCTCCGGTAGTGTTGTTCTCTGCTGCTGCGCCATAAGCGGCCTGAGTAAAGCTGCCCGTGATGTTCATCGTCCCTCGGGTATGAGTATGCGAACCTGCGCTCGACGTTGTTCCCGTGTGAGTATGCGCGGGGATCTGATCGATCGTAAGAACGCATTCACCAACCGTTCCGCTCGAAGTCGTTGCGTCCGTCGTAGCAGATTCTTTGCCACCCGTCGCGCCTGCTTCGTCAACTGTAGAAGGGAGCAAAAACCGTCCGATCAGGTTCGGGACAGTACCGCCCGATCCGTCTGTGCCACCATCGCAAAGCACATAGGACTCATTCGCCTCGCTTGATCCCCACGGAATCAATCGACGTCCGTCTGAACCGCCGACGCTGCAGTTGTAAAAAGCGGTCACTTGCCCAGCTAGAACGGACGGCGCATCTCGGCTTGCCCATACGGTTTTGTCGGAACCTGGCGCAATTACGCCTTTGCTCGTATCAGGACCGTTTTCGATCAGACACCGATACTTAACGCCGTTGTGAAAAACCTCGTTCCCAGGTTCGTACACAAGAGAGGACGTGTATCGCATGATTCCGCCCTGCTGATACCAAAGCAGGAACTGCGACAACAAGAAAAGAGCGCCGTTGAAGTCCTCTCTCTTCGGCGGGATTCCACCTTCCGAAATCGGTTGCGCATTGACATTCGTCCATCCAAATTGCTGAGACAGGCGTCCGGTTCCTGCCGTCTGACCATCTGCCGGCGGGATCACCTTGTCGCCTTCAACCGCGATTGCTGACGCCAAAAGATTCTGAGGATAGTTGCTCATTCTTTGTCCCTAAAAAATTTTCTGATCCTGCTTAGAGCCGCAAAAACTGCGTAGACCGCCACGCTGTACCCGATTACGTAAATTGGCAACGCAGTCCAAAAAGAAAGCCCTTGTGCCATCAAAAGCGCCTCGGCTAAGTCCTGTAAAATGTTCATGTCTGAAGTAATGTTTCAGATACAAAAAACCCCGCTCAGTTCGCCGCTGAACGGGGTTTGCTTTTTTGCGTATTTTCCTATGCGCCTATGGTGCGCCCGGGGTTGAAAACTCCCTGGTCGAACGGTAACAACTCTGATCCGTCAAAGCCGAAAATTTCCTCATTCGGATAGATGATCAAGAAATTTGTCATCACGCCGACAGGACGATTAAGAAGTCCGTAAGTCTGCAAAATTTGTGCCTGAACTTCTGAGATGTTTCCGATGATCACGATGCTTTGAAGCGTCATGTCTTGGTAGTCCACCACGAAAACTCTCGTGCTTGTCAGCATCGAAAGCATTCGATTCATCGTCGCACAAGTGCTGTCCGAAAGATTGCAAACGGCTCGGTACATTAGAAGGAACCGATAGTAATCGTCATCAAACCTTACATATTGCCCTTGGACTTTGATATAGCGATCGATGCCAATTCTTTCGCCCCACCAGTCGAGAAAAACGCCTTTTGCTGTCTGTACGTCGGCAACTTGAACAGAGATTTGATCAAGCTGATCCGAGGCGTCGATTTCGTCCTGAACGATCTTTCCGACTGCCTTGAAATTTGGCGCGTGTGCGTACTGGCTCTGCATTGCAATGCTTGCCTTACTTACGACATTTGCCATTTCCCGAACGTCTTCAACGCTCGCAAAGTTCTGCCAAGTCTGGGTGTCGCTCATGTCAACCACCAAATGCGAGTGTGATGGTGTCGTCGGAGATTGTCGGAGATTCATTGGCTGGGACATCAACCGAAGCTCCCAGTGATCCGATTCCCAACCCCACCGTTATGGATTTGATCGGTGCCGAGGTGACAGCCTGCACGCACTGATAAAACCGTGACGCATAGACCGTGCTTGCAAGCGTCACACGTGAATTTTCCAGCTCGCCCAAAAAATCCTTTGTCACAGCTTCTTTGATCGCAGCCTGCGTCTCAGAATTCATGTCCTCTTCGAAGAACTCGATTTTGACTGCAAAGTCGACAGCCGTTGGACGCACGATTTTGTACGTGTACGAAGCATTGAAGTGTTCCGTATCGATGAACGTCACCTCGGTGTCGCCGTTGGTGCCGCATCCGCCACTTTTCCGCTCGAAAAGCACACGAGCAATGTCTGCATCCTCTCCTCCGACGATGCAAACCGCAATCGAATGAGGTTCAAGCTCGAGCTCATACTGTGTTTGCTTCAGGTTTGTGTAGTTCTCAAGAACCACACAATCCAAAACGCCGTCGAGTTGAGCTAGGTTTGCCTGAATGTTGGCCACCGTGCCATTTGCGTTGATGGCGTAGGACTCCTTCATGCGGTTGCGTAGCTCACCATCCGGCTCAATATCTCGTCCGGTGACCCCTGCTGCGACATTTACAACCGAATCCCATCCGGCAATAACCGTTACGATCTTTGTCACTGTTTCTGCACCGATTTCAATTTGTCCGTGCTCTACTGTTGCAAAAGTCGTATCCACTGCTCCTGTGTCACCAATCGTTGCCCCTGACACCACAATGTGCCGCAGTTGATTGCCGTTTTCATCCTCGACAATAGCTCCGTATGGAATGACAGTTCCTCGCAACCCGGTGCAGGTACATACAACGACAGTCGGCTCAGAGACCTTGCGTTGCAACCCGTACAAATTTGCAAGTGCATCCAAAAAAATGCCTCTAGCCGTGTCTGGATTGAACTGATTAGCTAAAAATCCGATCTCGGAATTTTTAGCTTCAACTTCCGCGGTCGTCAGATCAACAATTTGACCAAGTGGAGAGCTGGAATCAACATTTACCAAATCCCCGTTTGCCGTTACCGGCATCGCTTTCTGTACGGCGTCAGCCAGGTCATCGCGTACTTCTCTCGTGGAAGGAATGGTGACGCCGTTTTTTTCATCAAAGAGAACTTGAGCCATAGCCGTACTCGGTTTGAATCTCTACTTTCCCGCGTAGCGTGCGCGTCCTAAGATCAACTTCAGTCAATTCGATTCTGACTACTGCAAGAACGCCTGGCACACGCAACGCTGCTTTCCGCAAGCGATCAGTTACCACTGCAACTTGAAGAGGCCTGCCCAACTGATCCGTGAACCAATCAATGCCTTCATCCCATCGAAAGTAAGCGTCGTGCAAAAACAATCGGCATTCGTTGCAGACGTTTTGGCAAATGGCATCCGCCTCGGTCAGAACCTTCAGATTTCCATTTGCATCAAACTGCAAATCCCATTGCGGCGTCAGAGCTAGAGTATTTTCTGTATGCATTACTTAGCCTCCGACGTGGTTCCGCCCTGCGGACAATCGTGAACGTGATTCTGCAGACTGATACCGCCTGCGGTCACGTCTCCTGTTGTGCTCAAATTTCCGGTAACGCTGGCACCACTACCGCCACTGACTGTCATACCTCCGGTGCCAGTGATCAGTTCCTTAACCGTAAGAGTCTTTTCAATCGTTGTGTCGCCCGTAATCGTTACTGACGGGCTGTCAATCGTGGTCGAACCTGAGGCATTCACAGTTGCCGTAGTCGTGTTCACGACAACAGCTTCCGGCGCCGTGATCGTCACATGCCCACTGTCTTCTATATGGATGAAGGTCGTGGGCGTTTTTCCCCAAAAACCTCCGATGTAGAACCCGTCCGACATATCGAAGCATCGGAAAGTGCCAGGCGCCACCGGAGTCGTCTGCCCATTCAGACGCGAAACGTCCTGCTGGGCAAAAATAGCCAAACCAATGTCTCCGACTTTTGGGTCACAGATAACTGCAGCCGTGCCGTGTTGGAGACGAAAATACGGCAGATGAGGAATGCTCACAGGATCCAGCGCATTGCCATCGGCATCCGTCTGGCAGATCAGAGGAGTCACATCGACGTACAAAGCACCGGAACCTTCTCCAGCTCTCGATTCAACAGCATCCACACGTACAGGAATCGCCGTTGAGACCATTCGCTTGATAATCGAACGGATGAAAAATTCCTGAGCATTCAGATCGGATCCGTAGCTCATCGGGTTGACGTTCTTCTTAAGCTCGCTCATGAGTCCATCCATGTGCCAGCGATCTCAGTTCGCCACGGACCACCGGAGGGCATATTGGCTGAAATCGCATGAATTACGCTGTAGATCTTCCACACCCCTGAAGCCCGCGGCATCGAACTGTCAATCCTGCAAAGCCCCGCTACGTTCAGGTTGGGGTTGAAGAAGCAAAGAGCACGAATGCCCATGCTGTCAAAGCTCGGGTATCCGATTTGGCCTGTCTGCGGATTGATCGCGTCAATTGCTACGGCTTCCCCACGTGCCTGAGACGGGTTCACCAGGACAAGCTTTTGGTCGTCCACGATCAGGTCGGCTCCCACCGTATCGGCCACCCATTTCGCTTTTGTAATCGGATCTCCATTGATCACGACATTCGAAAGCGAGGCAGTCACACCAACGTTCTCAAACTCCATGCCTGCCTGTTGTGCGAAGCTACGCATAAGGCTGTCAACTGTTTGTTCACCTTTGACTGCAACCGGAGGCAAAGGGATGAGTTGCGGGTATGAAGCCGAGATCGCTTCAAGTCGCATTACAGGAGAAGGAGCGGCGTTAAGGTCAGGGGCGGCGTTCATGATCTCGCCTTGGAAGACAACCGACAAGCCAGAGCCATCTTCGCCAGCCGCAACCTCAATGACGTTTCGACGCAAAGATCTCGCATCAAAAGACAGCATCGTGAGCTGCGTCATCTGGGCCTGCGAAAGCCCCCAAATAGCAATTTGAGCTTTCGGAAGTTCCGGAGCTCCTTGCTTCTGAATCCTCACCGACATCGCGTGTTCGGTAAAGATCATCTGCGAACTCGTGCTACCTTCATCAAGCGTGATCGTGATACGGATGCGTTTCCGAGAGTAGCTGGAACTCATTCGCTTGCCTCATAAACCAGACGCCAACGATCTCCGAGACCTGTGTACTGTGGCCGATTGTTACCCTTCGTGTCGATCCAGTAAAGCATGGTTTGAGCAATGGTTTGCGACCAAGGAATTAGACGACCCCGCGCTACTGCTAAAACCGTATTTGTGACTTGCTCGTCATCGACCACCAATGACGTGTAAATCTCAGAACCAAGCTGTCGGACGGTGATCCGATAGTTCTGCCCGTTGACCACCGCATTAACGGTTTGAAACGGCACTGCCGACAAAGGAATTTCCAACCAAGCCATCACAATTCCTCAGACAACCGAGCGGCAAGCGTTTTCGGCTGAACCTTCCCAAAATTGACCTCCTCCGCACTCGTAGGATTACGCGGCGACCAGCTCACCTGTGCAGTACCTGTCTGCACCGTCCGAATCGAGATAAAGCCAAGCTCTACCACAAGTGAAGTAGCGTTCTGTGTGATCGATCGCGCCTGACTGATCGTTTCGAGTGCCAGGTTTTCAATCACAAAATACGGAGTCACCAGTTTGCACAGTGATTCGGATCCGATAGCCTGTTTCAAGGTTCTCAAGTCATCCAGAGCCTGAGTCTGAATCGATGGATCCCCTGAAATGGCCAATGCCAAACTGACTGAATCCGGTGCTTGCACTTTGTTGTATGCGGCAAGCTGTCCACCTTCCAAAGGCTCAGTCAGCACTTGAGCGGCCTCGGCCAGATTGCAAGCTGTGATGCCCACGTACTGGCAGATAGGTTGATCCTTCGCGTTCAAGATCGCCCATCGTGAGAAGTTTTTAGCCATCGCGACCTCACTTCAAATTGTTGCCACTCATCGCCTGACCGATAAGTGACGCCTGGCGATTGAAACCACCAGCCACCGAAGTCTCGACAGCTCTTCCGATAGCCTGCGGATTGTCTCGCGTCTCAATGTGATTGACGACGTTCATGGAGGCATTAGTGGTAACCGAAGGAGAAGCCGCACGATATGCCGCTTGCTTTACGGCTACTATCTCGCGCTCTCGCCCTAAGACCATAGACTTTTTGCCTTCAGCTTCGTCATCATCACCGCCGAAGGAGAAGAAATCACCAACCCCTTTGAAGAAGCCTTTAATTTCTCCGCCAACCTTGTCTTTAATCAGATCGCCCCACTTTCCGAACCACGCAACCACGCTGTCCCACGCGCTTTCAAGCCCCGAGACAATGGCGTCCGGAATCCCCGAAAAGAGGTCGGCAAGGTTACTGCCAAAGCTTGCAACGTCTGAGATCAGTTGCTCGACAAAGTCAATGGCCTCCGAGAAGGCATCTGCGATGTCTTTGCCGACTTTCATTGCCGTGTTCCACAGCGTCTGAAAGCCAAGGATCAAACCTTCAATGACAGCCACGACGCCCAGAACCGCGCCGGCAAGCACCTTGAAGACAACTGATAAAGCTCCGCTTAAAAGCGGCTTGACGGCATCCCACAGCCATCCAAATGCCTTCCCGACGGCCTGGATGTTTGTGCGTAAATCCTCAATCTGCTCCGAAGTCATGCCAAAGCTTTTGAGCATCCGCTCAAACATGCTGTCGGCACCACTGGCAAAGCCGATCAAATCGTCGATGGCCAAAGCCAGACTTGCAACGCCCACGACAATGGCCGTCACAGGCAAGGCCGCCATCTTGACAGCCACCCCGAACGCTCTCATCGCCGCAACCGCTTGCTTGATCGCACTGATATTTTTTGCCGCAAAGACTGCGCCAAAGCCAATGCCGAGAAGCACAAACGCACGCGCGTTTTCTCCGATCACGCTGACTAGTCCAGACAGACCGTCAAGCAGTTTCGTGATTGCCGGAAGAACAATGCGGACAAGCGTATTCCCAACGGATTGCGAGGCCGCTTTAAAGTCCATCCACGCAACTTTAAAAGCACGGGCAGTTTTCGCATCCTGTGCGGTAAAAGCCGTCCTACGATACTTGGCCATCAGGTCATCGAGCGCCTTCTGACCTTGCAAGAAGATAGGAATGGCATCGGTAGCCACGCCCTGCGCCTGCAGATAACGCTGTGCCGCACCGCGGCTCATCCCTTCGACTTTCTTAGCAAGCTGGAAAACTTCCTCTGCCGGTCGCCCCGTCTGCTCGTAGTAGCTCTGCATTGACGAGAACATCGACTCTGCAGAACCACCAGCGGCTTCTGCTGCCTTACCGAAAGCGTCAAGCTCTTTGACATCGATGCCCAGCTGTGTGCTCAATTTCCCTAAAGCATCTGATTTGTCGATGTAGTTTGTGAAAGTCTCAACGCCACCCGCCACAAGTGCAAAGGTCGCAGCTAAAGCGCCCACTCTGGAACGCACTGCATCAAAAATCTGCGTTAGCCCGCTGAAAGCAGATCCGATGGACTGTGCGGCTTCTGTCGCTGCATCTCCCAGTTGGCCAATCCGCTGTGCGCTCTTGTCAAAAGACAAGGCAGAAGTGGCTCCGGCCTTGACACTGGCGTCGCCGATTCCACCAAAAGCTTCACTTGCTTTGCCAGCCACCTCGGACAGGTTTGAACGTACCTTGTCGATTCCCTTGGCGAAGTCCTGAGCATCAAGGCCGATGGCAATAAACAGTTCGTCTACAACAGACATTTAATCGTCCTTTCGTGTCGCAAGCCAATCGTGATAGTTCTGAAGCATCAAAACCTCGTCGAGGTCGTAGACATCCTCAAGGCTGTAGAAGGTTTGCACCTCCCTCAATGTGCAAAGGCGTGAGGAGACACAGCGCCCGCACACCGGAGGGAGGTTGGCAAACTTTGCCGTCCCCTTGACTTTTAAGAGTTCAGCACGCCACGCATCGACGTAAGGAAGTTCGCAAAGCCGCCGTTTCCGAAAAAACCGAAGGTCGCCTCGACTGCAGCAACCTTGAGCAAAAAGATCGTAGTCGGGTAATCGATCTTCCCTTCGACGGTTCTCGGATCAAGCGGAAGGTATGCGCCACCCTGTTTGATCTGGCAACACGTAAGCAGCTCTTCCCAAAGCGGCGCAACCTTCTCAAAGTCGACACAAGAAAGCGACTGAACGATTTCTTGCGCAGTCGCTTTCTTGGTAATGGCAGACAGACCGGATCCAAGCGCAAATGCCGCTCGAAGCATCCACCGTTCTGCTTGGAGCGCCGACATTGGGGTGATCTCAAACTCGAGCGGGGTTTCTCCGTCGTTGATCGTTATTCGCTTCACCTCACGCATTACTGGCAATCCTCAAAAGTCAGTTGAATCGTGATCGGATCCTGCACGCGATTAGCCGCGGGCATTGGCATCATCTGAGTGATCACCCCGTTGACGAAGTTGTAGGTTCGATCAGTGGCCGGGTAGTAAACCGTCAAGCCGACACCGAGCGGATTCTTCAACGATTTCTGCACAAGCTGTGCTTCACGAAGATAAGGCACCACAGGCGAAGTCGGTTGAATCGTAAGGTTCACCACATACGGATTCGGCGTATAGCCTACGGTCAACTGGCCGTCCAGCGTCATCTCAGCCTGAACTTCTTGCACTGCATCTGCAGCAATGCCGGCATCAGTCGAAAACTGCTCCAGGCGAATTCCGGAAGGAGCAACCTGTTCAATCGACAAAATGGCGACTACATTCGCCGAAGTCTTGTTATTACGCGGCATGTTCAATGCTCCTTAAATCATTAGAGAACCGCCGTAACGGGCAGGTCAACCTTCTGGATCGAACCACCATAGGCGTAGTAAAGGGAAGCGATCGGAGATCCACGCTGGGCTCGGACAGAAGCTCCCGGATCACGCACCAAAAGGAACCATCCTTTAGACTGAATTTCACCCGCGGCTTCCGAGTTGCCTGTTTCCTGCAGGATCTGCGACTTCTGCGATTCACTCAGAGAAATGCCTTCATCGATCACACCAACATCTTTTGCCTGTGCCACAGGGTCTTGGCACCAAGACTTGAGCATTGTGTAACCGACCGAGTTGTAAGGCGCACGATTGACCGTCGCAAAACCGTTCATGACCGACGTTTGCAACTTGGAGCGCAACCAGATCGAACCGATTAACGTGTCAAAGAAACCGTACATCGAACCGGTCAGCTCACCGCGATTGGCGATAGTGAACTCGTCATTGCGCGTCGCAAACTGACCAACGTAGGAAACACCCAGCGAATCAAGCGCCGTAGCCACCTGCTCGTCTGTCACAGTTGGCGTTATGCCACTGGACGACTTGCCAAAGATAACCTTCATTCCCTGCGTTGCATCCCACTTGATCGTAGCCGGGTATGCGAGAGCAAAGGCCGCCGTCGAAAAGTCGGACGAATAGATCATGAACGTGCAGTTGTACTTGTCCTGCAACGCCTTCGCAATCGTGCTGTTCTGCGTCAGAGAGCTTGTCATGTTTTGATCCGAAGACCAGAACACATAGACAAAATCGTCATCAACATCTGCCCAAGCTGAATAGGCTTCCGCTTCAGATTGCTCAGTCACTTCCCACAGAGTCGTGAATTGCGACCAATTGGCCGTGACAGCGCAAATAGCGTTCATGGTGGCTGCTTCCGTCATGGAATCCACGCCCTGCGAAAGCACCGCACCTTCGGCCTGCGTCATGCACAGCATTGCGCTGAGATCGGTACCGTCATCGCCGGCTGAGGCATAGCTCACCGTCGAACTGGCACCGTCCGTCGAAGACGTCAAAGTGAAAGTGTTCGTGGTCGAATCGTAAGAGCCGGTGCAACCCGTGAGAGCCGTTGCGATGGTTTGAATGACTTCCGAAAGCGAAGTCGCGGACGAAAGATCGACTGCGGTAGCCGTCTTTTCTGAGCCATCAATCGTGATCTTCAGGGCGCCATCAGTCACCTTCTTGAAAGTGGCCAAGTCACCCGAGATCGCTCCGCCACGGATCCATGCCGACGCATCTTCATCAATGCGGCGACCAATCACTAAAGACGTCGGAGCTTTCTGCTGATTCGTGAGTCCGGTGAAGTACTGCTGCGCAAACAACGCTTCGTCAGAAGCAGCCCCAAAAAAAGCGGCCACTGCGGCCGCTGATGCAAATGTCATTGCCGGAGTGCCGGACGGAAGCAATGCGCTCTTCGTCAAAAGCATCCCGTTTGTTTCCAAGTCGGAAGCGCCAGCAGAAATTGTGCGAGGCGTGATCGCGACTAGATAGCCAGCCTTAATAGACATAGGTATTTACCTCAAGGTTTGAATTTCGAGTCGACATTCACCACGTCGACAATCGCGGTATTGAAAAAGTCCTGTGCGAGCTTGACGCGCTTCCAATAGCCCAGATGCAGCGTGAGCATCCATCGGCTTACGTACTGTTTCGCATCAATAACAGCCGAAAGGTTTTGAATCCCTTCCGCGTAAAGGCAGTCGATGCCACTTTCCAAAAAGTGATTGACGCCATACTCTGATCGCGCCACCGTTTCGAGCGTTTGCGCGCGCTCCATAGCGTCAAATCCGTTCGTGGAGTAACAGTCGATCTGCACGTCCAAATTGACGTATTCCTGCAGCTCAAGTAACTCCTGGTCGTCTTCTTCCCAGCGCTCGATGTTCGTTCCGGATCGACTCATCGCGATCGGTGTCACGATGCAAAAGTCATTGCCGTCCTTCGGTAGCGTTCGGTTGTTACCAAAGCCATCTACGACGTGCATTTCGTCTGGCAGTGCCGGGGCTGAGTATTGATAGCAAAACCCGATGAGCGCATTCAGGATGTCGGCCTGCGTCACATCATTTACCTTCGGCATCGTCGACCTCCTTCAAGACAAAGCGCGGTTTGCTCGTTTGCAAGATGGCTTGCACGCAGACCCAACCTTCATGAGTGAAGTCTTCGAGAACCGCATCCACCAGCCAGTAGTTACCTTTGTCGTCTTGCAATAGATCGCCAGATCTTCCCAGCGGTCTCCACATCGCCCATGGGCGCGTCGCCGCATCATCATCGGCATATAGGTAAACCTTGCGAACGATAGAAGCCGACTCAATCTTTTCGCTCAGAATGATTTCGTCAGACTTGAGGCTTTGCCATTGCGCCTTGACTTGTACCGGCTGATTGAAAACCGGAAGCAAATCACCGCGTTCGCCTCGCTGTTGCTCGCCTGTCATCGTGAGCAGATCACATGGCAGATCGCGGGCAACCGAGGTAATGGCACCGCGAACAATGCTGTGCAAATTCATTTGCGCACCTCGCTACCGATAGACTGGATCAGGCTCGTGGAATCGATCAATGGAGCGGTCGGCTCTGGTCGTCCTTTTTGCTTTTTAGCTTCAATCGTTGGTCTTGCAAGCGGCTCAAAATTTCCTTTTCGAATAGTGGCTCTAATATCTTTCATCATCAGGCTTGCTGTCCCAACAAGCACTTGATAGGCCTTATCTATTCCACGAGCTTTTAAGCCATATTTAATTTGTTCGTTCCAGTTGCTTTTACACTCTGCGACGGTTTGCCTAAGGAAAGGACGAGCTGGCATTTGGGCAGTACCGTATTCGAGCATACGACCATAGTCAGAAACTTTTTTATATGTCTCGTCATTCGTGGATCCCGCTTTTACCCCAGCACGAGCCTCCATTTTTAAGGCTTTCGCGGACTGGGAAAGCTTCTTAAGACCGTCACTCGACTTGATCTTGACCTTCATCTATCCGCCCATGTAAAAGTCCTGGACGCCAAAGTAGATCGGTCCAGTGGCATATCGTCGCAAGATCACCCACGCCTGAGCACCGCACTTTGTGGAAGTCCACCAAGCCGGGTTGTTGGCATCGACAAGCGACCCGAAGCCAACATTCACGGAACCCTGCCCGGCGCTCTGTGCCGGCGCCGCCTGAGTGTCGCCCCACAAGTAGTTCTGCGTCGCCAAGTGGCACGTCAAAAGTTGAAGAACAACCTCACGGGTCTTCACGGGCGGCGTTGCATCCGGGGCGTAAGGAATCGCGCTGTCGTCGTCATTTCCGATCAGCTCGACAGCCTGGTCAAAGCACGCCGTCAGCATCTCATCCGTAAATCGAACCTCGTCTGCAAAAGCCGGATAAACCTTGCGGAAGGCGGAAATTTCAAAGACAACAGCGCTCATCACTATTCCTTCAACGGACTTACTTGCGGCATCGGATCGTCGCCCGTCTTTTCATCGGCGTGATCGATCGCATAATTCACGCCCTGTGCCTCAGTCTTCTTTTCGGCCAGACGGCCGGAGCGGAACCACGGGGCGTATGCCTTACCAAACTCTTTCTTGACCTGTTCCCACAGATCTTTGTCCACGACCGTGACGCCATAACCACCGGCTGGCAATGCGCCGCCCTTGGCATTTGCAAGATAGACCGCGTTACCGGCGATCGTGACCGTCTTTCCATTGCTCAGAGTGAATGTCTGAGAGCTACGGGAGCGGAACAGCACCGTTACCGTTTCGGTGGTTTTGGCTACTTTTCCGATATTGACTGTTGCTCCGGATTCCGAAATAACTTTGACCTTCGGCACTGCCGGATTGCGCTGTGTGGTGTTTTTACGTGTTGCCATTTTTTGAGCTCAAAAAAAAGGGAGAGCCGAAGCCCTCCCAAGGTTGATCAACGGATTAATCCGTGGCCTGGATACCCGTCATGCGAGCAATCGCGAACGGGCGGAAAAGCAGGCATCCGGTCGTCGAAGAAGCCCACTTCTGCGACATTGCAGAGTGTTCGACAAGAACCGGATAGGTCTTGAGCTTTTCCAGGAAGCCGAACTTGGCAGTCGGCTTGCCGGCGATCTCCGTAGCCACAAGCATGGCCGTGCATACGCCGTCTTCGTCCTCAAGCTGAGGCAGAGCCAAAATTTCGAGGTTCGGGAAGAAGCCCTTGAGCGTCTGAAGCACAGGAGCAACACCGAGCGTCGTCGTCTTAGCGAGCTGACCAAGGATGGAAGGCGGAACCACCAGCTTCAGCGGAGCGCTGAAGTTGATATAGCCATTGGCTGCAGCGGCGATCTGATTGAACATCGAAAGGATGTCGTTGTAGATCGCATTGGCATCTTTATCTGCCCAGGCTGTCTTGGTGTCGACAGTTGCGGGAGACAGAGCGGCCGGCAGAGCAGGATCGTTGAGCAGACCGTAGATCGTCAAACCTTCCACGCCAAACAGATTGAAGGAGTTGGAATCGATGTCGATGGCGTTTGCCGCAGCCGTCTGCTTTTCGGAAAGCAGATTGATGCGCTGGGCAGCTGCGATATCCTGTTCCAAATCACCACACTGAATGAAAGTCTGGAACTTGTACGTGTCGCGCATGACCTGCTCGATGTTTGCTTCAGACACGGGGCCACGACCGAAGTCGGTATAGGCCGTCGTCTGACCAACGTGTTCAACCGCCGGGAACATCGTTTGGGTGTCCTTCCAGTCACCGCGCTTTTCTTCCGGAAAGATCTCGGTGGAAAGACGAGGCGCCTGGAGAATCTCAGCGATTTCAGGGCTGTAGTAAGTTGCAAACAGAGCGGGAGTCAGAACGCCAGCCGTCGTCTGCAAAGCCGCATCCATCGCGATACGCGGCGTTTCACCTTCCGTCGGCAAAAAGCGACCTTTGCCGCTGCAGAGGTCGAAGCCAAGACGCTTCATGAGTTCACTTCGCATTTTCAAAAACCTCTTAAAAATTGTTTAGCCGCCAGCGTCTGCCATCGGAGGCACCACGTTCGGCTGCTGATTACTGATCAGCACAAGCGATTTCGCTTCCGTACCAAGAACCTTCTCGACGATAAAGTTGGTCATCGTGAAGCCTGCCTTGTTAGCGTTGCCGGTCTGGGTCGTGATCGAACCATCGGTCTGAGATGCCAGGACATAGTCGCCGACCTTGGCATTGGCATTCTGAGCTTCCACCCAGAACTTTCCGTTCGTAGCGATCTGCACAAAGGTACCGACGGGAATCGTCATGGCCTTTGCAGAGGAAACTGTTCCGGCGATGTACTGTCGGGTGTAAATCACCAGGCCGCGGAGAATGCCGGTGCCGGCTTTATTGACCTTGGTGCCGGAATCTGTCGAATCGGCAAAGCAGAAATTTCCAACCGTCAGCTCGGACGCGGCCTGGTAGGTCAGTGCCGTGTAGTGCGTTTCGCCGACGCTTGCAGGCATACCGGCAATTGCCGGTGCCATCGTGGTGTAAACCTGAGACTGGAGAGCCATAGCTCACCTCCTTATCGAACAAACTTTTTCAGAAAGTCCTCATCGGACTTATTGGCTTTCAGGGCACTGTCCTGAGCGCCTTCCGTCTTGCTTTTCACAGTCTGAAGTGCAGTAAAGACGTGCTTGGCCGAGGCCAGCGGCGTACCCTTGATGCCCATCGATTTGAGTGCGTCGGCGTAAATCGCATCGGCGCTGTCGTAGGCCAAAGCATCGACATTGCCCAAGACACTACGAACCTGCTCCGCAGCCTGGTACTGAGCCGAAAGCTGCTGGCGGACTTTCTTCGCGATCAGAGCGGCGTCCAGTGCGCCTTCCTTCTCGTCTTCGTCCTTTGCACCTTCGTCCTCGTCTTCAGCGCTGCATTCGTCGCCATCGGTAGCAGCAGGCGGTTCTTCGCCTTCATCTTCGCCACCTTCCTGAGCAGGCGCTTCACCTGCATCATCAGGCTCTTCATCCTCCGCCGGAGGAGTGGGGTCGCTCTCGGCCTTCTTCTGCTCAAGCGAGCTGTAGGCTTCCGCAAACTGCTTTGCAAGAGCCTCAATTGCTTCCGGACTCAATCCGGTCTGTGCGTTTTCAATGACTTTCCGGGCGAACTCCGCGAAGCCATCAAGCGCACCCTTCTTTTCGATGTCTGGCATAGTTGACATTCCTTCTGGGTTTGAATCTTCGACGTAACAGTCGGGAGCCCGACCGTCGTTGACTAAAGCAACGTGATTGCAGGCAATGTCCCGCATCACGAAGTCGTACTCCACGCCGTCGGGGGTCTTGCCCGCCGTAAAGTCCGGCGTGTATCGGTAGCCACAAGACAGATCACGAAGAGATCCGTCCTCAATGGCTTCGATTGCTTGCTCATCCCAAACGCTCAAAGCGTTTGTGATATACGGCGGCTCCCACTTCGCACTTGTGCCGACCATGCCAATGCGCAGTTCCTTGTTTGGCCGCTGGGCACTGTCGAATTTGTGCTCAATCAAAAGCGGCACTCCGTTGAATGTCGTGAGTGCCGCTTTCAGTTCGTCTGGATTTCGCCAGCCGTAATAAATGCGTTCCGGATCCAGTTTTCGCTCTTCCCATCCTGGGATCTCTCGACCGTAGTAAGGGGCGACCTGATCCTGTGTAAGCCTTGACGTTTTGACTTGCAGATAGCCGTTCTTGTCGCGCGTGCGTACTGACTCGCGGACAATCTGCGCATCCAAGGCTAAGAATCTTTTTTCCATATCTTTCTCGATAGAACGGGCCTGTACGTACACTGGCATCCGGGTAGCTCTCCCGGCAAGACATAGCGCCCGACCTCGCGGTCAAAGAGACCTTTGCTGATGTCGAACTTCTTGCCGTGCATGGCCTTGTGCGTTTCTCGACTTGTTTGCTTGCCCGGGATGTGTACCCATTCGCCTTCCTCAACGCCAACCTCAAGATCATTGGCACGAGCCAAGCTTTCGGTTGCCTTGTTGCACTGATCACGAGCAATGAAATCGGCACGGCGCTGCGTTATGCCGTAGCGCTTGGAAAGCTCGGACTTCAAGCCGGCTACGTCACGTCCGTCTGTAACCGCACGCATCACGAGCCCCTCGACGTCGTGCAGATATTGCGTACCAATGGAACGAATCAAAGACGTGTTTGCGTTGACAAGGGCATCGAAGGCATCTTGCGAAACCTGGCCTTTGTCAAACCGAATGTCGAAGCCTTTGACGCCGGCTGCTTTGATCGCAGCGTTCTGTGCACGATCGACATAGCCCCGGGTCTTAGTCACGAACCAGTTGGCCGTAGGGTCTGCGAAATCAGCCACTTCAACATCCCACTTCCTGCGCAGCCGATCAAGCATCTTTTGAAGCTTGTCCGCAGGTGTTTTAGCCTTAGCGTCTTGGGCGATTTTTGGCTCCTCTTTTCGATAGAGCGCTTCAATCTCTTTGGCTACGTCTGACGCCATGCGACTGACAAGCTCACGCAGTTTCTTTGCGTAAGCCTCTCGCAGACCCGCATTGGGTCGCACGGCTCGAAGCCGCAAGTTAGAAGATTTCGCCATTACCTTGTCCTTGCGTCGGATCTGTCATCTGAGCAAAGGGGTCTTCGGCCATGCCTGGAGCTTCTCCTTCAAGATCGCCATAGGGCTGTCGGTCATCCGTGCGCAAACTCTCGCGCACCTCATCTTCAGCCAACACTCCACGGTCAAGGTAAACAGCCGCGGTATCTGCCTTCAGTTTTTCGACTTCGGCAGTCGTGCGCTCGTCGTCTTCGTCCAGCGGGTTGAAGTCGAATGTCAGATCAGAGTCGATGTCACCGAAAAGTTCAAGCTGCAAAAGCCGCAAGATCTCTTCGATAGGCTTGCGCAGGATCTTCTCCTGGCGTGTAGCGATCAAGTCAGCCTGCAACTTGATGTCGCTTTCACCCGTTGCGTTAAAGCCTTGCGGCGAGTAGCCGAGCGTCTTCACAACGCCCGACTGGTTGATTGACACCACAAATTCGAGCGACTGACGCGCGATGTCAGTCAAGCCGGTGATCGGTGTGTTGACTTGGACAAAGTCCTCTTTTTCCTTGTCAAGCAGGCCGACTCCGGAGTTGTCGCGGAACTTTGCGAAGAACCGCACGCGGTCGCTCACCGGCCCCCACGCCTTGCCTGCAAAGAGCTGCGCACCAAGGTCGGTCTTGATGAAGCTCGTCGAGAACTTGTGAAGAAGCTGATTGACTTCTTCGCGGTTCTTCCGGAAGTGCGTCACGTAGTCCGAAAGGAGCTGCGCCTGCGGAATGCCGAAGAAGTTGTATGCCGGCTTCAGGAGATCCGGCACCTCGTTTTCGACAAAGCGGATGAGGCGTGACGTATGCACAGCCTGTCCCATGATGAAAAAGACAGACGGTTTATAGAAGTCATCCTTCAACGGCTCCGAGGCATTGAACCCCTGTGGCGTCGTAAATATCGGGTCGATCACTCGGAAGGCGATGCCTTTCTTAAACTCGTTACTCTTGGTCGTCTTGTTGAGAACGTTGGCAGGTTTATCGCACCCAGTGTCGATGTACAAAAAGGCGCCGCCCATCAACCCCATCGTTGTGAGTGCCTTCGAAAGCGTTTCACGTAGACCGATGCGAGCGATCTCCGACTCAAGTTTCTTCTTGCGTTCTTCGTCGTCACACTTGATGTCGATCCAAGATCGAAGCATTTCATCGGTGCGAGTCTGGATGCACAAACGGATCAGAGCGTCTTGCGAAAGCTGTTGAAGCACACCGTAGCCGACGAAGCTCACAAAGCTGGAAATTGCCGACCACTCAACCTTCGGAACGATACCTCCGGCAAATGCCGCGTCCATCGCACCATCAAGCTTTTCGTAATGCTTGGCGTCTCCCGCCAGAGATCGAGCAGGCTTGAGTAAAGCGCGCAAGTCCTTTTCATTGGTCTCGGTCGGCAGGGCGTCCACAGAGTACGTCTCATGCTCTGCCTGCGCTACGTCAAAGCCAGAAGCTTTCCGGCGATTCGTCTTGCGAGATTTTGAAGCCATATCCTCGTGCCTTGATGTAGTCGACCATGGCATAGCGCAATGCGTCGATCGTGTGATTGTTCTTGTCCAAAACGACCGGCAGTACCTCGTCGGTTAGTCTGTCGGTCTGGTAGCTATACAGTCGGAACTCGTCCGCTGTATGCTTGCAGCGTGGGTCGATAACGACCTTGTCGAAGCTCTTGATGAAGTTGATTCCTTCCTCGATGCTATCCGGCCACTTCTCCGCGCCGTCGATGTTGTAGCCATGCCGCCGCAAGTAGCTGATCGTCTCTGGACGTGCTGAGTCGCCCTTAATCGGCCATTGATCAGCCCCGGGCACAGATCGATAGAGCTGAGGAAGTTCGTCGATTTCGACGCCAACACCGTAGGCTTCCTGATCGATGAATAACTTGTTGTCGAAGATGAAGCTTCGAACAAGAGTCGACGGATCCCGCGCAAAGCCAAAGTCCGCGCCGAAAAAGAGACGGTCGGCTTTTTTCCAGAGATCTTCCGGGATTGGCTCGACAACGAATCGACCTTTGAAAACTTGGGCGTCGCTGATCGTCAGCGGATAACCTTCCCAAACATGCAGATACTTTTCGAAGTCGTTCTGCTTGTCCCACTCCATCTGCTCGCGCAAAACTTCCGGGAAGAACGGGTTATCCCAGTAGTTCACCTTGCGCACATAGGCGTTCGGCGGAGGGTTTTCGATGAAGACGTTTGTAGGGTCGTCAACGGTTAAAGGGTTAAAAGTAAGCCATAACTCGGAGCCGGGCTTGCGGATTGTCGGAGTGAGCACATCCCAAGAGCGCTGCGAGACGCTGGAGGCTTCTTCGATCCAGCAGATGTCGATGCCTTCTTTTGACCTGATGCTGTTTTCATTGCGCAGCAGGCCACTGAAGATAAATCGGCTTCCGGTTCTCGTGTGAAGGATTTCCGACTCGGTGAACTTGAATTCGTGTCCGATTCCAAGCCGGTCCGTCATATCCTTAAGTACTTGATAGCTGGAATCCTTGATCGAGTTCTGGATTTCGCGGCAGCACAATATGCGCAGATTGATGTTGGATGATAGAAAAGTAAGAGCCTGAGCAACCGCATGAGACTTGCCGGATCCGCGACCGCCATAGAAGACCTTGTAACGGTGCGGCGAGTAGAGTTCAGCAAATGCTTCAATGGGATCCATTCTTCATTTTCGCCAGCCAGGCGTACATCTCCGTCATGCCTTCCGGTGCTTTTTCGTGTGTCTCGATTACGTCTGTCGGTTTTTCGCCGATGGTGTCACGTACCGCTTCGAACGCCTTCACATCGCCGCCCTGAGCCTTTCGGATCATGCTTGCGACGATCTCCTCAGCGTTGGTACCCCCATTGACTGAGGGCAATGTCAGAGCGATTTCTAACAGTTCTTTAAAGGTCTTGCGCATCCGTCGGCTCTTGCCAGACGCAATGCCTCCCTTTCTCGTCATTTCTCGAAGTTCGCTCGGAGTTCGTTTTGAAATCGGCTTGAGATTTTGTTCATTTGCCATAGGTATAAAAAAAGCTCGCCGAAGCGAGCTGGATAAGATGAAAAAGACTTAGAGCAATGAAACTAGCGAAATCGCGCTTAAAACCATAGCAACCAGTGTCATGCAATTCAAGATGCGTAGGATTTTCCCTCGAATCTTTCTAACGGTTTCTGCATCTGTGAGGGCGTCGTCATAACGTTTGAGAAGATCTCGGTAGAGTTCGATTTGCTCCTGGGGCATTCCTTTGATCGAATCGAACCAGTTTCGAAATCCCTTCACGGCTCCCAAGCGGTAGCGGGCCCCGCTCATGGCATAGACGGACATGAACAGTACGGCGCACAATAGGCCGGCAGACAAAGAAGACGCCAAAATGGAAAATACAGAATCCACCCCCAACATTTTCCAAGCCACAACGTGCGCACTTAGGAGCAAAGTAGAAAAAGACTGGTAAAAAATCAGCTTTGCGCGGACTTCTGCAAATCCGGCAGAGTGAATTCGAGTCAGCGCTTTGTCCGCCAAGTCGATCAAGGTTTTAGCTACATCGAGTTGGACAGGTTTTGGATCAATACCTTCAGGGATGGCCATTTTTCTACCAACAAAAAAGCCTCGCATTTGAGCAAGGCTTGTCATTTCTTCCGTGCATGACAAGGGAGCCATCAGGCTCCCAAACAAATGCAACTGGTCACACAGGCTTCGGATTTTCTTGGCTCAATTATGACCTTTTAAAAATATTTGTCAAGAGGAGTGAGCTGCTAAATTTTTTGCAGCATGTTGATCGAGGCGGTTGTAGATCATGTAATGCGCCAGTCGCAGCAGGTCTTCATACTCTCGCTTCCGGATATGCATGTACTGGCAAAACCTCCAAACTGAAAGCTTCGGATAGGCGTAGTGAGCGGCCAGAACCCACTTGGCCACGTAGTACCGATAAGGCTTTTGAGGAAGTCCCTTCCAAGCGCGTTCGACCAACAAGGCATCTGCCAGATCGACCTTTGTACCGTCGCTTTCTGACAGCTTGATCTCGCCCGATAAGAGCATCATGCGATAAATCCAGTTTGTGGCACTGTGCTGGTTGTCAGCGGCCCACCGCCCCCAGTTCCGGAGGCGGTCTGTCAGAATTTCCTCATCACTCTTTGAAAGCATCACGCCTCCTCAATACGTCATTTCTTCCCATCCGCCGCCGTCTTTCTTTTTGCGCGGCCAAACGACCTTGACAGGGAACGGATACATGTCCGCGCAGACCTTCGCTTTGACCTTGGCATCTTCTTGGAAGATGCGCAGGCTGCCCTTGACCTCGTGCAGCTCGATCACGCCGTCAGAGCGCATCACCATAAAGTCAGGCGTGTAGCCGCAGGCGTTGTCTGCGATCTTGAGCTTGATATGCTCGAACCAAAATGCAAGGACGCGCCCGGATCTCTTCTCGGCTTCCAAGTGGTCGCGGTATGCGGCTTCGGTGCGGTTCATCTGCCCGGACTTCATGCGGCCCTTGGCGTAGAGCCGAGCTTTTGCCGCGGCTGCGGCATATCCTTCAGCGAACATTTTTCGGCTCCCGCATCTTTGCCCGGCGCATGTCTCGAATAGCGTCGAGATAACCGAGCTGAAAACGCGTCCAGAGCTCGGGACGGCGTCGGTAGCTAGGCTGGTATTGGTTGAGCGCTTCGCCGCGAATAGCGGCCCTCCTGCCCTCGTCGTATGCGTCTTTGTCTCTATCGATCCCTCTCATGCGTTCCCTCTTTGTTGTTCGTTGCTCTTCACTTGCTTGAAAATCCACGTCCTTGCGCTCATTACCTCGTCCCACTTATCGATTTTCTCGACAAGCTCACGAAAGACGCTCGTCAGCAACCGCAGTTGAAGCACTACCACTCCAAGAGTGACCGACTGGATGAACAACATCACCGCTAAAAAATCTTCCATGACTCAATCCTTGAACATCTCATAGAACATCCAAACCTGCATCCCAAGGAGAAGCGCAAAAATGAACACGGCAAGAGCATCCAAAAGCTCCGTCTCCTCCAGGAAGCGCACAATCTCATCTAACCCAACGAGAGACATGCAAAAACCAAGTACGTAGGTAAGCGCCAGCCCAAGTGCATTCCAATTCATGCCGCCTCCTGTCCGCCAGGCAATGTCGCCGATTCCACAATCCCGACCAAGATTCGATCGACGGACTCACGCAAACCGTGAGTCAGGTGTGCCGTCTCGCCAATGTCTGGAAGCTTTCCGTTGGCTGCCCGAACAGTGATTTGCTCCAGGTCTGCCAAAATTCGCTTAGCGTCATCGATAGCCTGAAAGGCTTGTTCGAGTTTTTGGTTCTTGTTTCTGACAAAGGTTGCGTATGTCATCCGACGATCTCGATACCCGTCCTGCTTTTGATAAAAATTCATTTCGTTGCCCTCATTGCGGTGTTGTTAGTCAGTTTGAAAAGCACCTGATCCCGCTTGAATACAAAGGCTCGGTAAGAGTGCGAGCAAATCCGCTCCGAGACTGGTATCAAGACTTTCAACTCGAGGATTTTTTCGACCTTATGGATCCCAGCGACTACTGCGTCATGCGATGCACAAATTGCGGAGAGATCACACTCTGGAAAGATGAAAAACTTGTCTATCCTTCCGGGAACAAAATGAGTCCTGAAGCCTGTATGCCGGATGCTGCCAAAGAGGTATTCAACGAAGCCCAAAACATCTTTTCGGCCTCTCCCAGAGCGGCTTGTGCGATGCTCCGAATGTGTGTTGAGCGCATGGTTGATGAAAAGGGCATCAAAGGAGAAAACCTCGAAACAAGGATCAATAAACTTGGGCTTCCTAACAACCTTCTTCCGCTGGCCACCGCATGTCGTCTTGTTGGCAATAAAGCAATCCACACCAACCTGATCGACTTTTCCGTCAGCAATGAGGAGTCTTTTGCCAGAGCTCATGCATTGAGCAAATTTGCGAACAGACTGGCAGATGAACTTTTTGGGATTACGGCAGAAGCAGAGCGTCTGATTGCCGAAATTGAAGCCGCCAAAGCCAAGAAGAAATAACCTCATGCGGCTTCTCCTACTTGTTGAATGTGCGCGGCATCCATCATCGACAGCGCTTCCTTTTCGGCATGCGCAAGAAAGACGACTTCCTCGAATCGCTGAAGCCGCACGATCATGTCGGCCTTGTTTTCGGCCATCCATCGAAGAGAATCGACGATTCCCATCTTTGCGGACTCGATTGCGTGCATGTGGTCTTCGAGTGAAAGACGCAACAGACGGTGCCCATCGTCAATCGCCGAGAACTTCTCAAAGATTTCAGTCGTAGTCATGTCCACCCCACGGAGTAATACGGTTTGAATCAACGCAGAAGGACGTTGCCTTGCGGTTGAACCACAGCCCGAGGCTTCCTTCCCAATCGCCGTTACGCTGTTTGCACACACGGATAAATGTGTCTGGACTGTCAGCGTCCTCAACAGGCGTGAGGATGTTTTCCTGACGGCGCTTTTCCTTGTCGCGGTTACGCTGGACGATCACCTGGTTATCGACCTGATCACCGATTGCGCCAGACCCTTTGAAGTCGAACTTGCCGAGCTCGTCGGACTCGGATTTGCCTTTTCGAACATGGTGGATCAGATGCACATGGACGTTCATGCGATGCGCCAAATCGCAGATCATCTGCACCGTATTCTTTTGGGCGTTGAGATCGTCTTCGCCAGCAACAACCTTGGCGAGGTTATCGATCAGCAGGTGCTTGCACTTGTACTGAGTGGAAGCTACGACGCCGGCACCAAGCACTGCGCGAGGATCAATGGCGCCGACATGATCAAGGATGAAGAGCTTCTGTCGGTACTGCGCATAGAAGCGGCGGACTTCTGTCACATCCTTGGTCTTTCCGCCGAGCCACTGGCGGATCATGCGAGCCCAAGTGAACTTCGGGAGCATTTCAAAGGACATGATTGCCACGCGCTCACCGGCATCAGCGAGTTGCAGGGCGAGCTGCCCTGTAAGCAGGCTCTTGCCGTGTCCGTTGATGCCGCCCCAAAGCGTCACTTCGCCTTCGCGAAAGTACAGGTTCGGAGCGAACGGACACTGCACGCCGGACTGCAATCCCTCGAAGATGCACATCGTTTCGTCTTCGTACTCGTCGGCTGTACGAAAGATGAAATTCGTGGGTAGCGTCTCCCACTCGTCTATGAGCGCTTGCTCGTCGTAGGGCATTTCATTCATGCTGCTGCCTCTTTGAAAAAGTCTCTGTGGCCTTGCGTCTTCGGATTGAAGACCTGCAGGCCGTCTGGGAAATCGGTAAAGATCAACCGAGGCTGGTTCTCGAACTTCTGAAGTTCCTCGAAGATCACGTTTGCTCTTCTGCGTCTTGCCTCGTCGCAATCGATCCAAACGAGTCGGTTCTTGCAGAACTCGAGGTTTGCTCGCTGAATCGCGTCGTTGTTTTCGATCACCACCGTCAGACACTCACCCGCCAGTGGGTAGTCCAGCTCGTGCTGATGCGCCTTCGGGTTCTCCGGCACCACAAAGCGCACGGAACTGAAACCGCCGAATGAGTTGAACTTGTCGATCATGGCTTTATCCGGGAGCACGTCTCACCTCCTCCCAGACTTGACCAACGAGGTCTTCAAAAACACCTGGCTGATCGTCTTCTTCGTCCTGCCTTTGAGCACGCAACGCCTCGGCTCTTCTTCTGGCCTTGGCTTCCGGAGTGAGTTCAAGCGGAGGCAGCTTCTGCTGCTTGTCCTCCTTGAGCACCCAAGAGAGTTCAAACCCCTGCCAAGCCCTTGCAACCTGTTCGCGCATGATTGCCTCCAGGTTCCATTCGGGATGACCAAGTCTTCGGGCTTCATCGGCTTTCTTCTTCAACCCGTCAATGACCGATTGGCTAATGACTGCTCTCTTGGCTTTTCGGTTGGCTTTCCAGTCCTCAACAATCTGTTCTGAAACGCCGTAAAAATTCAGAGCGACCTTGGTCGCGCGCTTATTGTTTCTTATTTGGTTTCTTATTTGGTTTCTTCGACCTACATCTGATGTAGGTGGTGTACCCGCATCTGATGTAGGTACCCTAGTGGCATTAGATGTAGGTACTTCCGATGTAGTTGCATCAAATGTGGGTACATTGGATGTAGGTACTTTTGATGCGGGTACTTCTAATGTGGGTACATCAGATGCAGGCACTTCTCGATTAACAAGAACGTACTTGTTCCGTTGACCTCGGGCTTTGACGACATGGACATGACCGAATTGAACAAGCGCCTCGATTGCCTTCACGACCGTGCGTTCATCCTTCACGCCGGCATCAGCACAAATGGTCGCCAGACTCGGATCACACTGAGCCGTATCCTGGTTTCGGCGTCCAAGCAACGAAATGCCGGCAACCGCCTTTTCGACTACGCCAAGCCTTTTGTCGTCACGAATGGCGCGCAAGAACGCGAAATGATCGAAGCCGCTTGCCATTTCGATCCTCGCAATCAGCACAAGCCTTCGAAGAGTTTCCAGTCAATGTCGGGGCGCAACTCCCAGCGCGTAATCCGACCGTTAGTAACGGTCTCGATCTTTGCTGCCAAGGCTACGCCTGGATGCCGTTCCTTACTCGAAATCAAGTTCGTCAGATATGTGCGCTTGATGCCGCACCGGGTGGCAATGGCTCGCCGTTCGGCTGGCTTGAGCGATTTGAAAAAAGCCGTAGCGTGTTCATTCATGGAGATCAACACCTTATAAGTGTTAAAAATTCACACTGCATGATACACTGTTTTGGTGTTACGACGCAACCCCAAACAACACTTCTGAGGTGATGATTTTGGTTAACATGCTGTATATCACTGGAGAAAACCATGCTCGATATACCTGCAACACGCAGAGAAAACCTGCAGAAGATTCGGGATAAGCGCTTCTCATCGAACGCGGAACTCGCTCGCGCCATTGAGCGCGCTTCTTCCCAGGTCAACGACATGCTCACGGGTACAAAATCGTTTGGCCCAAAAGTCGCTCGTGCCATTGAAGAAAAGCTGAAATTGCCTCGCGGCTATCTTGACGAGCCTCATGAGCTCGAGAAAGTGCCGACGCGCTTCGGCAAGAAAATACCCATTCTCTCTTTCGTCCAGGCAGGCAACTGGACCAACACAGGGGATGACTCTTTTGATGAGTGGATTGACGTTCCTGAAGATATGCCTGACGGGTCTTACGGCCTAAAAATCCGAGGCAAATCTATGGAGCCCGCCTTTTACCAGGGTGAAATTGTCATCGTCGATCCGACGTTGTCCGCAAACCCCGGCGACTATGTTGTTGCCAAAGTGGCCAATTCTCCTGACAACGAGGCAACCATCAAGCAATACGCTGTTACCGGCATTGACCGCAACGGCGTGGAAACGTTTGAGCTTCGCCCGCTGAATCCGTTATTTCCAACACTGTCTTCCAAGGAATTCGAAATTGACCTTCTTGGTGTCGTCGTCGAGAAGCGAATCAAGATGAGATAGGAGGAACCATGCGAAAATCTAACGGAGAGAGCTCGCTAGTAACAACCGAAGAAGCCAAAGAAATTACTGCCGAACACAGAATCTGCCGAGATGCCTCTTGGGAGATGTCTCGTTCATCAAGAGGTGACCACACTCAACAAACTTTTACCTGTTACAGTGCGCCTGAAGATGAATTCGGAATGACGACCAAAGGGTTACTCGTCGAAGGCACCTACACGTTTGGCATAAGAACAAAACACGAAAAGATCACGCTGACTCTTTGGCAGAATGACAAAGCAACTCAGTCCAGAGACAGAGTTGTTCAGCTTGAATCCAGACGACCGCTAAACAAGAAAGGCAAACAAACAGACCCAAACTGGCCACACATTCACTTTGGCAAAGAACGTACCACTATCGACGAATCAGACCTTGGAGCGACGGTCGATGTCGCTCGTGCCGCTAAAATGTTTGGGAAAAAGTCGAACATCTCATTTGATCCTGAACTACAGGATCCAAAGACATTGGTGCTGTTGCCATGAGCATTTCAATCGAAAACCTAGGTTTTGGCCTCTACCCCGAAGAAACTCGGGATGATTCAGAACTTTTTGCACTGAGCTCTCCGTTCAGAATGTTGAACGGAGCTCCGTTTGACGTGTTCGTTGAAAAAGTAGGCACATCGTTCCACATCTTTGATGATGGCCTCACCATGCACGAGATTGTTTCGTGCGGCATCAACATGTCAAGCCATCACAGATGGGCAGCGCTTCGTAAGATTGCCAGCATGAGGAATGTCAATCTAAGCCGGTCGGGCGTTTTTGAGGTTTACACATCATTCACGAACGCGGAAACGACTGTAGCAAATTATTTACGTACGATGTTTGCCATAGACGACTGGCTGACAGAGCACGCATTTGAATCCAGAGCCAAAAAGAACCTTGTAGAAGAATCAAAAAAACTGTTCAAGCGTTGGTGGCCAACAAAAGAATTGGTCGATAGGCCAAAAATTGCAGGCATCTCCGGGATGCAACTTGAGTTTGACTTTAAGATCGACGACAGATACGTGGATGCAATTACCCCTACTGCTAACGCTAGCGCAGGATTTTTGCGCAAAGTCCTTGCCATTCCTGAGGACATTCGTAATTCTGTACAGACCATCGCCGTTATCGATGACCGCCTATCAAAAGAAGCTGCAAACAGAGAAAAAAATATTCTGGCAAGCCATGCCAACATCATTTTGATCTCTCGCCTAGAGAAAAACGCGATGCAGTCCGATCTACTTGCTTAAGCAGTTTTCCATTCCTAAATGATCCGCCCTTCGGGGCGGTTTTTTTGTGCCCCAATTTTTGACTCAAATCAAACAACAACCATTTTTCCCACCTTGTTGGTGTTTTCTTGGTGTTGTATTTTGGTGTCGTTTGTGGTGTAATGTGCAACACCAAACAAACACCGAGAAAGAACACCATGCTCCACACTCCCACCATCGACACTTTCGGCCTCGCACAGTCCGCCAGGGACATGAGATCTGCTGCTGAGATCCAGGCCAAGTTCCGCAACGACGTTGATGAGCTGATCTACAAGAGCCTCGAAAGTGCCAAGGGTCGCGCCCGGATCATCCTTGCCGACTACTTCGCGGACTTCCTGGAAGACGCTTTCGGTGCCACCGATGACGCCGACACGTTGCGCAGCGAAGAGCTCGTTGCCTACCAGGACGCGATCACGGACGAAGAAGAGCGCGAGGCGGTCCGCCGCCATCCGTGGTGAGGAGAACCGACATGACCAATCGTTTCAAGCCCATTGACAGCCAGTACGAGCTCCTCATTGTGCGAAACGTCTACTGCCACCTGCGCTGCCGCAACGGCAAGACGGTTGACATCAGTGTCTCGAGCTACGACGGATTCAAGGCTTGGCTGATGGACATCCCGTTCGAGGACTTTTGCCTTGGCATCCGAAATCTCAAGGCCAACACTGAGGGGGAGATCAACACCGTGCGCAGCCAGTTCGTAGCCGAATGGTCGCTCACCGACTGCGGCCTTGTCCTTGCCTACAAGGGCGGCCAAATCGATGTTTCCGCCGGCCATTCAGGCGCCTTGTCCTTGGTCGAGTACGCCGAAGGATTCATCAATGAAGTGAAGGAGCAGATCGATGCGCAAGCTGCTTGACTGGATGCTCACGGCGGACGAACACGGCGATTCGCCAATCGGTTTGATCGTGGCCATCGCCACCTTCCTGATCTGTATGTACGCAATCGCCTGTATGCCAGGCCACTAACCACCACAGAGGGAGAGTCCTTCTGCCTGCCGCCCTGATCGAGTTATCTCCTGCTCGATACAAAGACCCCGGGGCGGCAGACAAAAGGACGCAACTCACGAAAAGAGACGACTAGGGGTGTGAGTCCCCGGACGCTATGAAGCTCTTTGGCAAGAGTGGAGCCGAGCGCGGCACGGCTACGTAGTCAACCGTAGACCGTTAGCGGGGGTGCAGCCGCCCCGTCAGACCAAGCTCCTTTCGAAAGAGAGGAGCCACGTGAGGCCGTTCAGTTATTCGGAATTTCCAAAGGGCTGAGCGGTTTGACGTGGTTATTGGGGGTATAGCTCAACGGCAGAGCATTCGGCTTTGACCCGAAGTATGCAGGTTCGACTCCTGCTACCCCTGCCAGAAACACCCCGCTGTAGCCTCATGCGAACAATAAATTTGACCCACATTGTCTTCTTCATATACTTGAAGAATAAATATTTTTAGAGGTAACACACCATGTCCTTAGATAGAAAATCGGCAGGGTCAAATTCTTTTGAAATCAATAAGGTAGACAACAAAATGATGGCTGTCTCGGCAGGGGTTACAGGCTTCCTTTTCAAGGCCGAAAAGCAAGTCGAACGTGACGGCATTGAAATGGGGGTTCTTGAGAACGGGATGCCCTATCTTTCCGAAAGTGGTCTTGCACGAATGTGTGGGGTAGCTCGTTCGACGATTCAAGCAAGAGCTGCGTCCTGGCACAGTAAGAAACAAACGAAGGTTGACGACGAAATTGCAGGTCTTTTGAATTCGAAGGGATTTGATTCGGATGAATTGTTTATACAAGTTGAGATAAATGGTTCACGAACGAATGCCTATACAGAACCGGTATGCATGGCGCTACTTGAGTTCTATGCATTTGGAAGTGGCGGCCCCAAGGTAGAAGCCCTGCAAGCTTGTAGAAAGCTTCTGAGCATCTCCTTTAGAGCAATGGTGTATCAGGCGGTAAATTATCATCCCCAAAGTACCGTCATAGAAAACCTAAAACGTTGGGGCGATCGCGTAGACCTAACCAAAGACAGCGTCCCTTTCGGTTATTTCTGTGTTTTTTCCGAAATTGCCTCCATGATGATCCCGCTTATCCACGCTGGCTTCATTGTTAGCGACAAGGTAATACCTGATATTTCTGTTGGAATCGCATGGGCAAATTTCTGGAAAGACAACAACTTATCTCAGAAATATGGGGACCGAATTTCATACAAACATCAATACCCTTCCTACTACAGACAGTCAGTCGGAGGCGCTAAAGATGCTTATGCATATCCTGATGAAGCCCTAGGAACTTTCCGTAGATGGCTAAGAGCCAATTACATCAAGACGAAATTCCCTGACTACATCTACCGTGCCATGAAGAAGGGCGCGATAAGCACTCAAGCCGGAACCGCAACTTTGGAAGCTTTCTCTGCAACCCCAGAACTTCCGAATCAATAAGCCTATTCTTATAGCAATTTTTATTTTCAAGCCTCGCACCCGCGGGGCTTTTTCTTTTTCCGGAGCCAGGTATGGACACCATCCCGCACGATCCCGCTTGGCAGAAGTGGATCGAAGGAAAAATCAAGCGCGACAAGTGGAATCGTCGCCGCGCGCTCTTCAAAAAATACCGCGTGCTAATCGCCAGCAGCGCAGCTTCCGTCTCAATGGTCGCTGCGCTTTTCTTTTGGAAGATTTATCCGCTCATCCAGGAGCATCTATGACAGAAGCAAAGGTTTACACCGCAATCTCTGAGCTCACAGACGAGCTCAGACAACACGGCATCGAAAAGGCCAAAAAGTCGCAGGGCGGACAGTTCAACTACGCCTACCGAGGCATCGAGGACGTGTACGCAGCGCTCGCTCCTCTGCTGCCGAAGCATCACATCGTTATCGCCCCGGTGCGAATCGAGAAGGAGCCGGACAGCACAGCCGGCAAGATGAGGCTCGTGCGTATCAAGGTGTCGTACCAGATCACCAGCACGGAAGACGGCAGCCACTTCTGCGTCGAGTCTCTCGGCGAAGGAGCAGACACCGGCGACAAGGCCGCAGGCAAAGCGATGAGCTACGCTTACAAAAGCCTCATGTTTCAGCTCTTCTGCATTCCCGTCGCAGGAATTCCTGACAGCGACAAACAGCAGTCGCCGGCGCCGGAAGAAGCGCGCCCGTTCATTGACAACGATCTCGTTGACCGGAACCGCATGGCCGCCAATACCGGCAAGGAGGCATGGGTCGAGTTCTGGAAGAGTTGTTCAAAGGATGAGCGCGAAGCCCTGCGCACATCCGGCGAAGTCGATCTTGCCAAGAAGATCATCGAAGCCATGCAGGGAGGTTTGCCATGAGTAGCCCGCTTCAGCAGACAGCGCAATGGTTCGCAGACCGCTGCGGTTGCTTGACGGCTTCACGCGCTGCTGCCGTGCTTCAGCGCAGAAAGGACGGAAAGCCCACTGCTGCCTATGAGGCTCTGATTGACACACTCATCTGCGAGCGTGTCACAAACCAACCGGAAGGCATCGGCAATCCGCCGTCAATCCAATGGGGGCGCGACCACGAGGATGAAGCGCGCGATGCCTACGAAGACGCTACCGGTGAACTCGTGGACCTCGTGGGATTTATCCCGCACCCAACGATTGAGTTCTTCGGAGCGTCCCCCGACGGTCTTGTGGGAGAAGACGGACTACTCGAAATCAAGTGCCCGTACAGCACAAATGTTCACCTGCAGCGCGTGGCCGCGGGAATTGTGCCTGAAGAGTACAAACCGCAGATGCTCGTGCAACTGCTCTGTACCGGTCGCAAATGGGTTGACTTCGTGAGCTACGA